GTATTGAAGGCTATAGCTACCCTTGCTGATAAGGTGAGTCGTTACCACGAACGTTTATTAGCAGTGGAAAGAGACAACGAAAGACTACAAAAAGAATTAATAGAACATAAAAAAGTTTCTCATATACATACAATTAAAGGTAAACCACATAACTCCGATGCAACAGTAATGGTGACTGGTTTAGATTCTGATATGGAATGTGAAGCTTGTAGCGCTTAATTATTCAGGTGTTTCACCTAACATGTCCGCTAAAGAAGGAGCAAATACTTTTACGTCTCTTCTAATTTTTTCAGCTGTTGTAGATGTGCTTGGATTATCAACATCATCTTGAGCTGCAGCCTCCGACTCATATTCAGCCCCTGTATCTACGTGCGTAATTGTTGTTTCAGTTTTTACTTTATAATGAGGAATTCTTCTTCCATCTTCAGTAGTAATGTGACCTAATAATTCAGCAGGTTCTACTATTGGCATTTTTATCTCCTATTAAAATTAATATTGAAACTTACTACAATTCTATCTTCTTGTGAATTATTTTCCTCAACTTCATGATTTAAATATGAGGGAAACAACAATAAAGTTCCGTTTTGCGGTTTAAAATTTACTCTATGAGCCACATGAATACTGTGATTTTCAACTTTTGGTGGTGATAAAACTTCCGCTTGTAGTTTGGGATCATGAAAAATTATTTGACCACTATCTTCTGGAACTTGTAAATAGTAAACACCAGAAAGAAAATTGTAAGGATGATTGTGTAATTTATTACTAGATCCTGGTGGATTAATAATACCCCACATTCCTGTTATTTCAGGGGAGCAATGTTTTTGTACCCCTAAATGCACAAAAGCTTCATCAGCAAAATTAAATATTTCACTTTTAAACTCACTAAATTTAGGATGTGTATGTAAATTGTCTTTACTATGCCATCCTCCCTTAGTGCTTCTACCTTTAACACCTATTTGATCTTCTTGTTGAAACTCCATAATTTCATCTTTTAAATGTAAATATCCTTCAAGAGGAAAAGAAAAAACTGGAGTTATAAAAAATGAATGTAAATTAAGTTTTGAGTCATTCACTATAACTGTCCTTTCGTTACTTGCATATAACTTGCTGTTATATGAACTTGGTTTGCTGCGTTAGCTTGTACTTTCATAACATCACTTTCCTGTAAAACTAATGGCTGTTCTAATAGTTCTGTTGTTGTTTTTGTAGCAAGGCTTTTCTCTTTAAATAGTTCAAAAGTAGCTGATGACCTTAAAACTTCTATATCAAGAAGAGTGGTATTAGCTGAATCATTACAAACTAAAATAGATTTAACAACAAACGTTGTAGGAGGAACTGGTGGAGATGATCCAGCGTCAGCTGTTGGAACAGTTATGAAAGTGGTTAGACCAGTTGTTGTAACGTCTAACATGTTACTTTTAAATGTATTAGCCAAGGAAAAATGCCTCCTGTTGTGCGTCTTCTTTTAAATCTTGTTGATAATTTGAATTTAATAAAAAAACAATTTGTTCAAGTAATTGTATCATTTGATCAAATTGGTTAGCATCATATTCTGGGGTTGCGTTAGGTAATCTAGTAATATTAATTTTTGCCATTATCTTCTTCCGTCTGGTCTAAGTTGTAATTTTGTTGATCCAAGTCTCCAAGCTGTATCATTTACAGTGTTTGTCTCATATTTAATTTTTACTGCTCTTCCTCTTCCTCTTATATTAATTTTTTCAGTTGTGCTACTTATAGTGCCACTTGTAGTTACGTTAGCTGCAGATTGTGGATATTGTTCTAAAGTCAAAGTAGCTGTCATATTATTAGTTAAATTATCAAAATCAGGCACTAATTTACTTACAGACATAAGTTCATCACCGTCCCCAATCTCAATAGATCCTGTAGTTAAAAAAGCAGAAATAGCTGTGCCGTCTGCTTGATTATTGCCAGATTCATGTTCATAAATGTAAGAAGCTCCTGCTGTTACCCCTAAAATTGTAGAAGCATTTGAAGTAAGAGATGTGTTATATTCTGTAGCAATAGGATTTTCATAAACATAAGCACCGAGCCACGTTGTTCGTGGTAAATTTAAAGTATACCAAGTATTTTCTAAATAATTATAAGCAACAGCTCTGTCTATCTGTGTAGAAGTACTTGAAGGATAATACCAAATAATTTCATTAAAAGCTGTATTTAAACCACAAGATATTTCGTTTCTATTGACATAATTTAAATCATCAAAAACATAATCTTGAACAGAACATGGCATTTTTTTGACAACACCATCAAACATATAAAATGCGTCATCAGACATCCAATATGATCTACCACTTACCTCAATAGCTGCGTGTTGTGCTATTAATCCACAGTTAGCACCTAATTGTCTAAGACCAAAAGTAAAAGGTGTTCCTACAAATTGAATACCATGCATAGACGTATCTGTCCAAACAAGCATTTGACCAGCTGATTTAACAGCGCCCATAATCTTAGAGCCGTCTGTAATTCTAAGTGATCCAGCTTCATTTGTAGCTACTGGTGTATAATCTGTTGCATCTTCTCTATCAGAAAATCTAAAAAGTAAATCATCTTGAGTTGAAGTATCCCCCACCGTTGTTTCTGTTCCAAATAAAAGCAAGTGTCTTGTATCAGTAGACACTAAATTAAAACGTGATGCAGTTGGAGCGTTTGATAAAGCAGTGGCTCTGTTAGATGTACCAGAAGAAGTGTCCCAAATAAAAGTACCACCATTTAAAACTGTTGCAATTAAATCTTCACCAAAGGTATCTAAAGACCAACTTCTCGAATCCAATACTACAGTAGATGATGATCTTGCACTATTCCAAGTGCTAGCCCCCCAAGTAGATGTTCCCCATCCATAACCGTAAGTAGAATTAGCAGGGCCAACATTAATTTGATATTTAGCATTACCTGAACCCCCACCGCCTGACGTAGATCCAGAGGCCGTGCTTGTGTGAGTTACCGTAAAAGTATTTACAGAAGGAACTGTAATGACCTCAAATTCGTTGTTCATGTCTAAACCGTCAATTGCTGAAAATGAGTCAAATGTTACAAAGTCTCCTTTTTTAGCTCCATGATTTGAATCAGTTACTGTGACTGTTGTACTTCCATTAGTTGTAAAAGGATTAGTTAAGGCTTGTGTTTCTCTTAAAGGGGTAATGTCAATGATTGAGCCATCAGTATATAAATATAATTTCCTATCGGTACCTAAAGCAAGATACCTAGTGCCGTTTAAACTTACCCAGGAATGTGTATCACGGACCACGCCCACTATAGATTTTTGACTAAGATATGACCAGCCACCCCACCTTTCTGGTTTACCGTAGTGAAATCTTACAAAATTAGAATCCACATATTTTCTTTGATCCCCTGCTGAATAAGCAGTATCTTGTTTATCTATACCGGGTTGGAATTTTAAATCGACTAATTTCATGTCGAGGTATACTAAATTATTTATTGTTTTGTGGCAAGAATTGAGTGCCTACATTACCCTTGAATGAGTAATTACCATAATGAGTAAGACCACTTACTATGTCAGCATAAACTTTACCACCTATTTTCTGCCATAATCGACAAAAAGCATAGTCTTCAGACAAATATCTTTTTGTTTCAGGATCTATCATTGTATCAAAAAAAGTATAATTCCATTTAGATGTGCTATGATAATTAAATGTTTTGTCATGTGGAGCACCAATATGTTGATCTGGTATAAATTTTAACTCAGGATAAGCTAAAGCCATTTTTTTAAAAACGCTTCTTTTTATTAACATAAACCCTGTAGCCCCATCTAATACTTCTATAAATCCTTTTTTAACTTCAATTTTTTCAGGGCTAACTACATTTAAATTATATTGTAAAGCAGAGGCTAACAAAGCATCTTCAGGTATATCAGGATTTTCTAATACTTTTACTTTAACTTTACCCCAATCAATTGTTTTTCTAGGATATACACCTGTAACAATCTCTTCATCTAAATCTATCATTCTCATTACTGTATTAGGATCAAAAGATATGTCAGCATCTATAAACAAAAGATGAGTATATTGCTCATCATCCATAAACAACTGCACTAACGTATTTCTTGCTCTTGTAATTAAAGATTCGTTACCAATTGTTCCAAACTGTAGTTCAACTTTATTTGTAGCCGCAACTGCAGTAAGTTGCATGCAACTTTTAAAATAGTCTGCCGTTATCATTCCACCATAACAAGGTGTGCCAATAAATACTTTAGTCTGCATCTTTATAAAAAATATTAAGTGTATATCTATTAGAGCTATCTCCAAAAGATTGTAAATCCGAATGTGGTATTTTCATGCCATTAAAAAATAAAGCTCTGTTTTCTACAAAACCTATATGCGATGATAATTGATTATTATGCATAAATCCTGTGCCATTATTAAGAAGGTTCTCACCTTTTACAAACAATAGAAAGTTAGCAACATTACCTTTATCATCGTCTGTATGAAACAAAGGTTCATCTTTATTTTCTCTTAAATGTGCACTCATGGATATTGGTTCAAGATTTCTATGAGGAAAAAAATATTGTTTAATTAATTTAAGTAATGGATCATCATGAAAACTTTTAGGAAAAGTATGTCTATGGCCATA